CCCACAACGGTATTTTCAGAGGCAAGGATCTTACCAATGTGTACACCATAGAACAGATGTATACTATGATCCACAGCGGTAACTTTGATGATCTGTTCCTGGGTGACTACTTCACAAAGAGCATCACAACAGACATTTACACTCACTTCACGGGTGCTGAGTTTGACAGCGGCACAACGTACTATGAGATGGACGGCACTATCAACGATAGAACGTGGACTGAAACCTCTGACACAGTGCCTCAGAGTGGTAAGACCTACGCCACTAAGCTGACAAAGACCGAAAATGTCACACTGATGTTCGCGGCATTTGATTACTACTACAATATGGGCGATACTGCACTCACAACTCACCATGCAGTGCTGATACCGAAATCATTCTTTGCAACAACCGCAAAGATGAACCCCACGAACACTACAGCAGGTGGCTACTATAACAGTGATATGCACCAGATTACATTGCCCTGCTACGCTAAGTCCCTCAAGACGGCTCTCGGTAATCATCTGCTTGCTCACAAGACGTGGCTCACAACTACAGTCAATACCTCCACGCCCTCTATGGCAGGCGCAGGCATGACAGGTGCATCCTCAGCCTCTGCGTGGGAGACTACCGAATTACAGCTCATGAACGAGGTACAGCTCTACGGTACTATGGTATGGTCGAGTAGCGCGTATGAGGTAGGTGTGGATAATGAAAAGCTCCCCGTGTTCAATTTCATCAATCCCGTTCAGTATGGCCGTAACGGTGTTTGGCTTCGTTCTGTTGTTAGTAGTACGTATTTTGCGCATTGCAACTTCTCCGGCTCTGCTAACAACAACGGCGCGTCCAGCGCGTATTACGTGCGCCCGCTGATTTTATTCGGTTAATCATTCCGTGCCCTTGTGGCGCGGGCTACACTAAAGGGTAAAGGAGTTAATCATGTCAGTACCCGCAAGTAAACGAGGAAAATCCAAAACAGAGTTCTTTCATTCGGCATACAAGCTGAACGATGAGATAACACAGCTCTTGCTTAGGGATTTTGGTATCAAGACAGTAAACCGTGATTTGAGAACTTTCACCTACCGGGCTAAAATGACCGATGAGGACAGACAAACCTTTATGGAATTGTCAGAAAGGTATCATATTGATGTTGAAACATCTTATCCGTACTGGCAGATTGACTACTATCGAAACTGTATGCTCCACATTCTTGAACAGCTTATCAACAATATTACGGTAGCAAATACTATCTATGCTAACTCAGAACGAGAGTTCTATGACCGCCGTCACTATCAATGGCTTGCAATAGCAAACTGTAATCAGCTCTTACAAAGAATGCAGACGGTTATAAGGAATCTGCCTGTTGATGCGGAAAAGTATATGCGCTATATTGATATGATAGAGGCTGAAATAGAATCGCTCAAAGCGTGGAAAAAATCAGATAACCGAATACTTACAGCAATCAGAAATAAAAACATATCGGACAATGCCTGCATTGACGATATTCAATAAATCAGTTGACCTTGTATCTAATGGCCGTAACAATGTTTGGCTTCGTTCTGTTGTTAGTAGTACGAATTTTGCGAATTGCAACAACAACGGCAATGCTAACAACAACGGCGCGTCCAACGCGAATTACGTGCGCCCGATTACTTATACCCGCTTGAAATATGAAAGCTAAGTGCTTGAGCGGATAAAAAGTAAGGAAGTGTCAACTGATCCCTGATAGGGAGAATGAAACGGGTGAGACGATGCCGGATAGGTCCGATGCATCTAACCGCTTGCCCATCAAAATTTTTATGACAGAAGAATTAGAGGAAATATGCAATGCAAATAATCTCATAAGCAGCTTTTATAAAACAAGAGAGGGTACGGACTGGAAAGAGTCAGTACAGAGGTATGAGATCAATTTGCTACAGAATGTTCGGCACTCACAGAAAGATATCAGGGCTGAACAATACAAGATGAAACCCGCCGTTGAATTTCAGCTACACGAAAGAGGGCATAAAAGGAACATTAAGTCCCTGCACATTTCAGACAGAGTTGTACTGCATAGTTGTTGTAATAACGTGCTTGTTCCCAGAGTACGCCCTAAGCTGATATATGATAACGGTGCAAGTCTTGAGGGCAAAGGCATAAGTTTTTCCCGCAGACGATTTTGCATACACCTCAATAAATTTTACAAAGAACACGGAAACAAAGGCTATATACGCTTATTCGATTTTAAAAAGTTCTTTGATAACATTCCACACGAAAAGGCTTTAGAACAATACAAGCCCTTGTTGAACGGTAAGGAATTTGAGTTTGTGCAAGCCATTTTCAAGACCTTTGAGGTTGACGTGTCCTATATGACAGATGAGCAGTATGCTAACTGTATGCAGGACGTGTTTAACTCACTTGAATATGTTAAACAAAACTATCCTCAGACAAGACGAAAGATGATGCCGAAATCCGTAGGTATTGGCAATCAAATATCACAGATAACAGGTGTTTTCTTTCCTCATAGGTTAGACAACTTTATGAAAATAGTTTGTGGGGTAAAATACTATGGTCGCTATATGGATGATTTTTACATTCTTGCAGAAACCAAAGAGGAGCTAAATGCCCTCACGATTCTGATAGCGGCTGAGTGTGCAAAACAGGGACTTTTCCTTAATTACAAGAAGATCCGCACAAGTCCGCTTGACAAAGAATTTGTATTCCTCAAAACGATATACAAGATGAGGTCAAACGGCAGGATAATAAAGCGTATCACCAAAGATAATATCAACAGAGAGCGCCGAAAAATCCGTAAGCTGAGGACACTTGTTGATAATGGTAGGCTATCTGTTGAACACGCTACTAATTGTTATAAGTCATGGCGCGGCTCATATAAAAACTATGATTCGCATTATGAGATACTAAAAATGGATAATCTCTTTTTATCCGTTTTCCCGGAGGTGAATAAACAATGTCTGAAAGAGAAATGATCGAACAGGAAATCAGAAATCTCGAATGTGATCTTACTGCATCTGACTATAAGGTCATTAAGATTGCTGAGTACACTGCCGCAGGCAAGGCAGCACCTTATGATATAGATGCGGTTTATGCGGCAAGACAGGCGAAACGCGATAGGGTCAATGAGTTGCAGGCGGCTCTTGCAGCTCTCGACAGTCAGGAGGCTGAGGCATAATGGCAAATACCGTATCACGTTTTACAGGCACAGATCCTAATGGTGATACAAGTGTTATGTCAAGGCTCGTGGTTACATCGGCGGGGCTTTTTGCCCTTGCCGATATAGCCAAAGAGGACAGCTACACACTTAGGCTTTGGGTAAAGGCAAGCACAGCAAGGACCGTAACTGCATACATCGGGGTCACTCCGTTTGCTATGTCAGTCACTACGGACTGGAATGTGTTTACTTATACCTCAGCGGCTGCGGCAAACAGTTCCTGTGACTTATATCTGCCTACGGGTACATATTACATCTGGCATCCGATGCTTGAAATGAGTACCAAAGCATCTGACTACAGGCAAGCTCCGGAGGACGTACAGGAAAATATAAACGCAGTAGCAGATAATGCGGCGGCTACGGTTGCGGCTTATACTGATATGCGCTTGGTGGAGTTCGTCACAACAGAACAGCTTGATACAGCTATACGGCAGACACAAGATGAAATATCCTTGTCCGTAAACAAGCAAACCTCACGATCTATGACCTACGCTTATTCACAGGCGGCAAAGGCGTATACTGCGGCTAATGCGGCAACGGACAATAAACTGCTGAACTACATCACCACAACACGGTATACGTCAGATCTGCGCATATTGTCAGACCGTATAACGTCTGCGGTAACAGCAACAGAAACGCTTGCACAGTATGTTGATGGTGAGTTCTATAATCAGATCACGAATGAATACACCTCAGCGATAACGCAGACAGCCAACAGCATTGAATCGAGAGTACAGCAGACCTACGCCACACAGACCACAGTTAATGGCATAGCAAGCCGAGTAACAACGGCAGAATCGAAGATAACGCAGCAGGCGAACAAGATAACATCTATCGTATCTGAGCTCACAACAGCTGAGTCGCAGATATCACAGCAGGCTAACCAGATAACCTCGTTAGTCAGCACAGTGAACGGTCAGCAGACGGCAATAACACAGAATGCTAGCAATATCAATCTGTGCGTTAAGAGTGCTAATCTGGTGTCCGAGATCAACGCGAGCACAGGTCAGATAAAGATGACCTCGAACAGATTTGTCGTTGACAGCACGTACTTCAAACTTTCCGCAAACGGTACCGTAACCGCATCAAACCTCACGCTGACGGGCGGCTCTATCAAATCATCGAACTACGCTACGTCAGGCGGTAGTGTTACGGCAGGTACGTACATCAACCTCTCCACGGGCGCTATATTAGCTAAGAACTTCTCCGTATCGAGCTCGGGCACAATGTCAGCAACGAATGCAACGCTGACAGGTACATTCGAGTCGGGTGCGGACGAGAACGGCTGCAAGATAAAGGTTATGGACGGTAAGGTGCATGCCTACCTGAATAATAACCGTGTCGGCGGTCTGGGTGCGGTGTCATACCGTGATGGAACTATGGCTCAGTATGGTATACTTGGATCTACGAACTATCAGGGCGTTATGATAGGCACACTATACAACAAGGAGGTTACGCCTTATTACCGAATGAACTACAGCGACGCATATACAGATCTCGATTGTCGTCACTGGTTCTCGGGTGACATTAAGTTTGTGGATGGTAAGGTCAAGTCAAACCTTGATTTTAAGGATAACTATGGTTTATCCTGGGGCGGTAACGTGGCGCTTAGATACTATAATAACAGTTCGCCTTTCGGCGTATGGCTTGGCATCACAGGCGCTAATGCCTGTCCGACGATCCTTGTCGGGTCGGAGATAAAATTCGGAGCTACGGCATACACGAATTCCGGCGCTGTTGTTACCTCGGACAGACGAAAGAAAAAGAACATTACAGCTCTGGATGACAGGTATACGGCGCTTCTTGACGGCCTTTCAGCTACTACGTTCCAGTACAAGGAAACAAGACCCGATCAGACTAACTGTGGCTTTATTGCTCAGGACGTCAAGGCGGCTATGGAAAAGGTTGGACTTTCGGAGAAAGACTTCGGAGGATATCACGATCACTACGGTGATGGCGAAGACCTTTACCTCGATTACACACAGTTTATACCCATACTTTGGGAAATAGTCAAGAAACAGCAGAAGGAACTTGACGAAATCAGGAGGAAATCAATATGAAAGTAAGACTTGAAAAGATACTCGATGCACAGATGGCTCTTAGTGAGCTTGCAAGAAAAGACCTCAAGATCGCTACGGCGTACAAGGTTGCAAAGCTCATCAAAGCAATATCCGCTGAAATTGAGCTTTTCAATGAGCAGCGTATCAAGCTCTTGCAGAGCGTAGGCAGTACACTCAGCGAGGACGGCAAGCAGTATATTATACCGAGCGACAAAAAGGCAGAGTTCGCGCAGCAGTTCAGTGAGCTCGTAGCTGTCGAGGTTGATGTGCCCGACAAGATAAACATATCGGGTGAGGATATCTCCATAGCTCCCGACCTGCTTATGGCAATCGAGGACTTCATAGAAATAGAGGTGTAAGCTAATGGAGATCAGTGTTATCATATCTATCATATCACTTGTGGTGGCGGCAATAGTAGGCTTTACGAATATCAAACGTAATCAACACGCGGATAATCGTCAGGCTGCGGCAGAAATGACAACGGTCATAGTTAAGTTGGAAACTCTGAACACGAACATATCAGAAATGAAAGCAGACGTTAGGCATACCAGAGCAGACCTGCAGGAGATACGTGACAGACTTATCATGTGTGAGCAGTCCACGAAGTCTGCACATCACAGGCTTGATGCTTTGGAGAACAACGTAAACCACTAGGACAGCGAGAGCACGTTTCTGAGGGGCTTATCCTCTGAGGGGTACAACTTCACGAGGTAAGCCCGAGAAGCGGCACAGCGAACGGCTGTGTTTGTCCTACGATAGATTATAGGAGGGGTAGCATGAATAAGAAGAAAATGAGCGAGTGGCTGTACAGAGCACTCAGGACATTCGGACAGGCGGCAATAGGTTACATCGGTGCGAATATAGCACTGACAGATACATCAGACAGTCAGGCTCTGAGAGTTCTGCTGACTGCGGCTATTGCAGCAGGCATATCAGCACTTATGAACGCAGATCTGAACCACGAGAAGTAAAGGAGTGTAGACGTATGAGCAGTAGTAGTCTTGCAAAGTGGAAGTGGAACGGCATATCTGACCACTACAACATAAGAGATCATGTCATTGACAGAATAACTATCCACCACATGGCGGGTAATTTGTCGCTGTCCGGCTGTTGTAATGCGGTGCAGTCCAGAGGTGGATCCACGAACTACTGCATAGACAGTAACGGCAATATCGGTGTGATGATAGACGAGAAGTACAGAGCGTGGACAAGCTCCAACAGGGAGAACGACATGAGGGCTGTAACGATCGAGGTAGCCAATGCCCCCGGTGCAGGTGAGCCTAACTGGAAGGTGACCGATGCAGCACTTAACGCCTGCATTAAGCTGTGTGCTGATATCTGCAGAAGAAACGGTATTAAGCGCATCAACTACACCGGAGATACATCAGGTAACCTTACCATGCACAGGTGGTTCTTTGCTACTGGCTGCCCCGGTCCTTATCTCGGCAGTAAGTTCCCTTATATTGCATCTGAGGTAAACAAGCTCCTCACCACAGCACCTGCAGCTCCCGCGGCCGCTGTTAAGCCTACGGCAGTCAACCCCAGTACTGGCGGCGGTACTTCTCAGATATACCGCGTGCGCAAGTCTTGGGCAGATGCTAAGTCTCAGATAGGCGCATTCAAGAGCCTTGCCAATGCTAAGAAGGTTTGCAAGGCAGGATATAAGGTGTTCGATGAAAAGGGCAACGCGGTATATCCTGCAGCGGCTGTGACAGCGGCTAAGTCCTACCGGGTCAAAGTTGTGCATGACGATCTCAACATCAGGTCAGGAGCAGGCGTATCAAACGAGGTGGTCGGCAGCATCAAAGACCACGGCGTATACACCATAGTGGCTGACAAGGTCGTTGACGGTCAGACTTGGGGCAAGCTCAAAAGCGGTGCAGGGTGGATATGCCTTGCAGCAGGCTTCACAAAGAGAGTATAACAACCATTAAAGCAGACCTCCATA